TGGGGATGGTCAGCGTGTCGCCGTCCACCTTGGCATTGTGCAGCTTAATCTTTTTCTTCTCAAGGTACGGGTGGTCGCTCATGGCGTCACGCTCTGGCCAATCAATGTCAACTCTTGCCACCTCCAGTTTGGGCGTATGTCCGGGCTGTGGCCACAATGACATATCGCGCAGTCTATCTTTAATTGATTTGTAATCGTTGCACTTGCGGCAGTTGACCATAACTTCGCCGTGGAACTCTTTGATCCAAAATCTGTCTGTGCCAGCACATGAAGGGCATGGGCCGTGATACTCGCCCTGCGCAGTCTTTTTAAGCTCAAGATTGCGTATGATGCTATGACCAAACTCGCTCCAAAGAGCGGCTGGAAACTTGCTTTCACGGCTAAGGTCGGCTACCATATCTATACACCTTCTTCATTGTGGTGGGTTTCCTTTTTGGTATTGTGTGGCCCGGCGTGTAAGTGCCGGGCCACACTTTTTTTAGATAGAGATTTTGATAACTTTTATTTCGCCATCTCTATTTGGCTTTGCCTTCTTCGACCTCTTAACCTTTTTAGGCTCTTCGGTATCTGAGTTGCCTATCATCTTCTCAACCTTAACCATATTTTTTATCAGAGCATCGGCATCCGATTTTGATATGGGCAGTGACGCCGAGGGCGCTTCACTAGCTCCGCTCAATAGGTGAGTGAGCTTATTTATCATGTAAAGCTGATTTGGAGTTGCATAAAACATTTCACTCATGCGGTTATCCAAACGCAATACATGCCATCATGCTTCCTAGTTGTCGCTGGAATTCCCCGCCTGCGAAGAAGCCTGCGAAAATAAGACTGCTGCCCCTTTTCCTTGAACTGAGCGCAATCGCCAGCAGACATTTGGTCAAGTATTGCATTGTATTTCGATCCAGACACCGGTCTGCCGTTTGTTGCTTTCGGGATCGGCATGTTTTGAACGATAGTAACTTCCATTGTAGTTTCCTTTTCGGTTTAGATTAAAATGGTATTTCGTCATCCAGACCAGCATGTGCTGCTGGCGCTGGTGTTGAGACCGGCATAGCGAATGGATCATCCACAGCTGCCGCCGGTGTTGCCGTCACGCTGGACGTGAACCCGCCTGACACAGTATCAAACGGATCATCCGAACCCTGCATCTCAGCAAGGTCCAAGACCTGCACAGCACGCAGGCGCAGTGACACGCCATTCAGGCTGCCTGTGTTGTATGGCACAACAACGACTGCGACGTTGACCTTGCTTCCGCTGGTCAGCATAAAATCATCCGGCAGCTTGTTGCGTTGAGCGTCAACTTGCTTTGGCGGCTGTGTCTTGTCACCACCATAAGCGCCTTTCAGCTTACACTTGCCGACGACTTCGCCGTCATCGTTGCGCTTGTATGGAAGCATTGCTGGCTTCTCTGGCCATTTGCGCTTTGTGTCCAGCGCCGCAGCGTTAGAATATGCTTCCATGCAGATGCGATGCAGCTCTTTTGCCTTCTCGTCGGACATTACAAAGCTCATCTCATATGCTGCACCGTCATCAAACGCATCGCATTTCACTGACTTGTTCTCATATGTATCGAACTTGTAAGTGGAATTTAGACGCGGGTAACGCGCGGTGACTTCTGTAATCATGTGTTGCATTGTGCAACTCCTCTCAATGTTGTGCAGCACCCCTGCACTGGGATAAGTTAAAACGCCTCTTCACTGTCCATCCATGCGGGCAAGTGAATTGTGTTTAAGTCTGGCCAATTTGTGCCGTATTCCTCTGTTGCAACCGCCTGCTTTATGTCAACCAGCGCAGCAAGCATACGGTTGTGAGCGTGGCGCAAATACATCTCAGACAGCTCATGGCACGCAGTCACATGCGGCGCGTCTTTCTCAATGCACACAAAGATAAAATTCTCAACGCGAATGCCGTTCAGCTTGAGGACGTGCATGTAGAACGCAGCCTGCAAGTCGTACCCGAACTGACGAACAGAGCGCTCAAAGCCTCTGGGTGACGCATCCTGTGTTGTCTTAATATCTAGCACTATGCCAGCCTTACGCAAAAGACCATCTGGGCGTGTCTTTAGGTCAATGTCAATGTCTGGGTCAGTGGCGAAGAATGAAGCCTCGGCCAGCATGTCAGGGTTTGTCAGCAAATGATTTGCCATGCGATTTTTCAGGCAGGCGTCAGCCATATTGTTTGCCAGCGAATAATCAGCCTCGGTCAGTAGTATCTTGCCGGACGCATCGCACTCCTCTTTTAGATCAGACCACGCCTTGCCGCGCCGGGTCTCAGGCCCACGCACGGTCAAGTCTTTCTCCGGCTCAAGCAGCATAGCATGTACTGCGCTGCCCAATGCAAAGGCCGGGCTGTCCTTGCGCTCTGCGCCAAACAGATGTGCAATGCTTTTGTTTGCTGCGGTCTTGATTGACGTTGAGCCAAACGCATGATGCGCGTGATACTCTTCGTTTGTCATGTCTTCTGATTTAATAATTGTCATGTTTTCCTCCATTTCCTCATTGTTCGCATATATATTATATATACTCAAGTGCAAAGTGCAACTGGAGCTAAAAAAAGTTTTCAGTTGCGCTTTTGTTAAGGGGGTAATGACTTCCCGAAGTTGTTACCCCCTTAACGGACAGGCTGGACATGTCCGGTCTTTGTCCGTGTCTGTCTAGCCCTTCGTTCAAGCTCCTCCACAATTCCATCGCGAAGAGCCTTTAAGTGTGTGTCAGATGACCCATCAATTATTGACCAAATTAAATTATTGGCCACCTTTCCATCGAGCCAAATAATAGGAGCCTCACCCCTGTATATTGTGAACCTGCTTTTGTACGCAAAATCATTAGCATCATCATGGAAGGTTACGCCTTGGTGAGAGTGAGTTCCATTGATGCTAATGGTCTCATCGTTACAATTCCCCGGCCCAATTCCGATCTGCTTGGGGTCAAGAAATATACTCATCACACCACCTCAATAAAAACTTTTGCCGAGGCTGCCCACAATATAATCGTTGGCCGCTGCTGGCCCACGCGATTAAACACGTCTGCCCTTGCAATCTTGTCAGCATCAAATAGGCGCATTGCAGCGTTGCCCGCTGCCTTGTGGTCAATCTCGAAATAATCCGCAAGCTCTGCTGTTGTGTGGTAGCCGCCTGCAAGAATGTATGTGAGCATTTCTGCGTCAAGAGCTTCTTGATTTAATGTTTGCAATTTATCAAGAGAGACTTTTTCGCAAACTTCGCTTACGCTATCGCGCTGCAACCTCACAGCCTGCCACGGCGTGCCTTTGTCCGACTTGTCCTGATAGTTAGGCACAAGCATAGCCTCAATCTCATCGCCTGGAGCAAGGTCAAAGCCCTCGGCAATGTGAACCGGAATGAATACCTGGCCTTGCGTTTCCGTATCGCAGGCAAATGCAAAGCCATGCGCGTGCGCGTTTGTTATGATAATTTTGTTCATTTGCTTTCCTTTAGTTTTATATTGCGGGCAATGCCCCACAACTTTTCAAGCGGCAATAGATTTTCCTGATCCATTGCCCAGCCTTTACCGTGGCCAAGGTCGATCTCGTAAGCCTGATCCATAAAATGTGTCTTGGGTATGTAGCCCACAACGTGCATCCGGTCAGGCGCTTGCTGGCAAACCAGAATAGAGCAGTCAGCCTTGAATGCCTCACGCTTTTTAAACAGTAGCCGCCCGGTGGTGTAAAACGTGGCCTTCACGTCAACAGAAATATCATCAAGCCATACGTCGCGGCCATCATCTACGCCAACGGCGTGGATGTGGTCGAGATCAAACACCTTCGACACGGCAAGCTCTGCCTTGACGCCAAGCAAATCAAGATCGGCGTCAGACCTTCCCTTGTCCCTGCGCTGATTAACAACGCCAGAAGCGCGGGCCAATTGCCAGCGCATTGCTGCGGCTTGATTGCATTGCGCAACCTCTTTTGGCGTCAGGTTTACAAGCATGGCGTGTTCCTTTCTTCGTTAGACAAAACCCCCCATAGGTTTTGTCTAACGCACTAAAATGGCGGCTCATCGTTTGAATGCGCCGGAACCCACATAGAAGGAAAAAGTTCCGGCGCACTATTGGTTTGAGCATCACCCGCACCAACAGGAGTGCCAAACATTTGTAGCAAAAATGTCGGCAGATGCTCAGACCAAATCACTTGCGGGCCTTCGCAGCAGCTCGCGCAATTACATCGTCAGCGGCTTGCGCTGCGCCCTCATCGTCGCGCAAGTCAGCCTCAATCATGACATTCAAAACACCGCTGCAAATATCAATGCGGCTATCGTGGTCTATTTCATAACCGTCAAACAAAACGCAAATGATAGAGCCAAGATGCTTGTTTTGCATTCTGTCCGGCAAAGCCGTCATGAAGTCATGGCACGCATCAGCAATTATCTTTTCTTGCTTGCTCATAGCTCTTGCCTCTCTTCATCTAGCACAACGCTAATAATTGAGCGGTGAATGCCAGTGTCGCCATTCAGATCAAGCCCATCTTTCACAAGCGCGGCATGTATCTTGCGCCGGGCTGAAACAGATGCACGGCTTAAAAGCGTTCTCTGCGGGTGCTGCCAATCCCAAAACTGAGCGACACCCATATAATCCGGCGAGCCAATAAACTCGCGGTCAATCTCTGTTATCTTGCACAGAGCGTTAAACGTAACGTCAGGCAATCCCACTTTAATGCTCATCGACTTCGCCCTCCCATGTAATGCCATGCTCGGCAAAGCGCTCCATTTGATATTTGTTGGGCTTGGTGTTTTCCAATTGCCGCAAATTAAAATAAACGGTGTGAAACTCTTTAGCCTCCTCAAGGGTCATAATCATGTTGTCGCTGGCCTCATCACCCAGCAACTCGCACAATTTCATTGACAACCTGCCAATCTCGCGCTTGTCCTTGCACTCGGATGCGCTCCAGCCATATTCATCGTCTAGCTTTTTGGCATTAGCGCAAAAGTTGACAACATTCCTAAACGAAAAGTGCATCAGATAATGCACATCCTCGGCCAGCGACATACTAAGCCAGCGCAACTCTTTGACAGCTTCGCGCTCCTCATCGTCAAAATTGGCAATAATGTCTGCGCGGTCAAGCATGTCTTGCTTAATGCTTTCCCAACGGGCAACTTCTTCTGCGGATGGTTTGGTATCTTTTGTCATTTGTTCAATTCCTTTGTTTGTGTTGTGCCTATAGCCTTGGCTTTGGTTAGGACTTTTCTGTGATTGCTTTGCTGCGAGAGGCGCAGAGATCAATTGCAGAGGTCATAGCGCCGCTGCTGGTGCTGCAATGCGACCCCGTAAATACTTTACCTCCAACCACCGCCACGGGAACCCATGCACCTGCATATTTTCGGACACGGTAATAGCTTCGAGCCTCAGCAATGATATTTAGATTGTGGGCGTTGGTCTTTGCATAGTCGGCGGTGACGTCAATCGTATTCATGTGTTAAACTCCATGTTTGTGTTGTGCCTACAGTATTTGCATATAAAAAACACATGCGCAAGTATATTTTTCACTGGCTCCCAATATTGTAAACATATATAAACAAATCAAGTGGAAAAGGTGGATATAAAGGTGGATAAAATGTCAGATAAAAAGCGCTTGATTAACTTTGCTGAAGAATATGACCGGGTAATCTCAGAGGCTGCGCGCAGGTCTGGGCTATCTTTCAGCGCGTTCTGCCGTAGTGCAGCGTTAGAAAAAGCCGCAACAATCGTGCAGCATGTAGACCAGCCGAGGGTTGATTGATGCTGATCTACGGATGCGATCCGGGGTTTACCGGGGCCGTGGCGCTGTACTGGACCGATACGGGCAAACTAGAAGTTCACGACATGCCGACAGTTAAAAACACGAAAGGTAAAACGGTCATAAACTGCCCGGCACTATTGGACGTGCTACAAAACGAAAGCGGTGAGCGTTGCCTTGCAGTAATAGAGCAGGTGGCCGCCATGCGTGGGCAAGGCGTGTCCAGCATGTTTCGCTTCGGTGAGGGCT